AAGAATCACTAAAAGAAGTATCAAATAAAAAAGTAAAAGAAATATTAACCGGGGGTCCTGATGATTTATTGGATGGTCCTCCATGTCTACAGATGATATGCAAACAGGTTCAGGAATCAGGAATTAAATTAAAAGATGAAAGAGATAGATTTTTATTTAATTACATGGTGTTCGCTAAGAAAAAATTTAAAGACGAGTGGGGTAAAAAAGTTTTAAATGCTGCAAGAGATTTTATTAAGTACGATGAAGTGTGGGGTGATGACAAAGTAAATCAAAAAATAAAAAGCTGGGAAAAAGATACAGCTGGTCATACCTGTCATGACTTACCTATTTCTTCTTATTGTGCAAAAGGAACTTGCTTACGTAGAAAGTTTGGTATTGGAAGTCATAGAGAAAGTAGCTGGCCTCAAATATCTGGTTTAATAAAAATATGTTATAAACCTGACCCAGAATATTTTTTTAATGTAGAATTATCTGATAGTAAAGTTGTTCAAATACATGCAAAACACATAAAAAAGATTTCAGAGATGAAAGAGATGAGAGCGCTCATAGCAGACCAAACATCAATATTCCCTCCCATTATTAAGAATAATGAATATCAGCCTATCCTGGACGCTCTATGGGCCACTAAAGAGGATATTAAACCACCTGCAGGGACTAATCCAATTGAAATGTTAAAGAAATACTTAGAAGATTATGTTAATGGACCAGAGGCTACGACCTTTGCTTCTTTTAAAAGTGGAGCTGTACTAAAAGATGAAGAGTATTATTACTTTGACTACGATAAATTCTATGAAGAGATTAAAAGAAATGAGTGGACAAAAGACAGACCTAGAACTGCAACTTTAATAAAGAGTCACTTTAAAGCTGAGTTTGGATTTCAAAAAAGATTTCCAAAAGGAGAGAATGAAAAATCATTTCCACCGGTCAGGTGTATAAAAATGCCTGCAGATGATTTGATGAAAGAAGAAATACCAGATGAAAAAATAACAATAGAAGATAAGGAGAATATAGTATGACGAAAACACCAAGCGTATTCGTATGTATGCCTACATATGACACAATGCAAGTGGCAACATGTTTATCATTATTACAATTAATGGATAAATTTACACAAGCAAAAATTAAATCAACAGTAAGTACATTTAAATGTCCTTACGTAGGTTATGGAAGAAATATTTTATCAGCCATGTTTATGGCTTCAGATTATGACTATCAATTATTTGTAGATGCTGATGTAGAATTTGATCCTAAAGATGTTGGTAGAATGATTATTGCTGATAAAGATATGGTATGTGTTCCATATAGAAAAAAAACACAGGACAACACAATAAAATTTTCTGTAGCATTTGAAAACTTTAATGACATCAGTATAGATAAACATGGTTTAACAGAAATTATAGGTGGACCAGCAGGTTTAACTTTAATTAAAAGAACTGTTTACAAATCTTTAATAGAAAGACATCCAGAATTAAAAATAAATTCAGCTAATGGTATATCTGATGAAGCCAAAAAATACATGTATAATTTTTGGGAAAATACATTTGATTCTAAACAAGGTCATTGGTTTGGAGAAGATGTATCTTTCTGTAACTTAGCTAGAAATGCTGGGCATAAATTTTATGCAGTGGTTGATGGAGTAACTACACATCATGGTAATTATGGATACAAAGGATCTTTAATAGATTCATTTAAAAAAGCTGATGAAAAAACCAATTAAAATATATGGACCACCTGGTACAGGTAAAACTTTTAGATTAATTCGTAGAGTTAATGCTTACATTAGAACTGGTACGCCTTATCATAAGATAGGTTATTTTGCTTTTACAAGAAAAGCTGCAGCTGAAGCTAGAAAAAGAATTGACGTAGATGAAAAGCAAGCTCCATACTTTCAGACACTTCATGCATTTTGTTTTCATTTATTAAATAAAACTGAAGAAGATATTATTCAGCCACATCACTATGAAGACTTAGGTAAGATGTTAAATGTAAGAGTTAGTTTTACAGATAAATATAACGAAGAAGAAACACATTTTTTAACTTGCAACAATCCTTATTTTCAAATGATACAAAGAGCGATTAATAAAAACATAGACATAAGAGAAGAATATGACTTAAATGAGCATGATAGAAAAGATATATACTGGCCTACACTCAAGCATATTGATTTGAATTTACAGGAATATAAAAAGAAAAATCATTTATTAGACTTCAATGATTTAATTACTCAAGCTGTCGAGTCTAACAAAATACCTAGATTTAAAGCCATTTTTATTGATGAAGCACAGGATTTATCTCCATTACAATGGAAACTATATGATAAATTAAAAGAACATTGTGATGATATGTATTTAGCTGGTGATGATGACCAAGCTATTTTTGCCTGGGCTGGTGCAGATGTAAATAGATTTATAAAAGAACCTGCTAATGAAAAAGTTTTAAGATATTCAAGGAGAGTATCTAAAACTGTACAACAACAAGCTCAAATAGCAGTGGATCGTATATCAGGCATCAGGAAACACAAAGAGTATTTACCTAGAGACGAAAAAGGTCATACACAATTTATAAGTAATTTAGGACAGGTTGATTTCACAACAGGTAAATGGTTAATTCTTACAAGGACTAAAAGTAATTTATTAGATATTGCAAAAGAATTAAAATCTAAAAATATTTATTTTCAAACTAACAAAGGTAAAAGTTTTAATGTTGGTATGTATAATGCAGCGATGGCTTATACTAAATGGATACGTGAAGGTAGTCTTGAAGACAAAGAGATTAATGATGTCAGAGATTTTATTCCCAATGGGAATTGGAATCCTGAAAAAAATTGGTACGACATTTTCGTTGGTGATCAGAAAGAAATACTTTATATCCGAAATATAATTTCTGGAGGTGAAAAACTTTCTGAAAATGCAAGAGTTTGGTTATCTACAATTCATGCAGCGAAAGGTGGTGAAGAAGATAATGTAATATTATCTTTACACCAAGGAAGTAAAGTACAAAAAAGTATTCGCCTAAGTGTTGACAAACAAGATGAGGAGAATAGAGTGTGGTACGTGGGTATCACAAGAGCAAGAAATAACTTATATAAACTGAAAGCAAAAAAGATATTAAAGGAGTATCAACTATGACAACTGAAGATATATTTAAAGAATCATTTCCACAATACACCCAGGTAGGCGGGAATCACTACACCAAGTTTCCTATTCAACCTTATGAGTTCATTTCTAAAAATGATCTCTCATTTTTTCAGGGCAACGTTGTGAAGTACGTTTGTCGTTATCAGAGGAAGGGCGGAGTGGAAGATCTTAAAAAGATTGTACACTACTGTCAATTAGAGATGTTAAAAATGAACGACATGAAAAAGAAAAAGTAATGCCTAACAGAAATTTTAAAGCAAAAAATATTACAGTGAATAAACATAAGTTTCGTTTAGAAATTTATGGTCGGTTGGTAGATTGGGAAATATTTCCTCATACTTATGATGCAGCCTTATATGCATTTAGTAATAAAAATAAATTAAATAAATTAGTAGAAAAGAAATACGTATTACAAAAATGAAAATACCTAAATACTTAACACAAACCGAATGGGTAATGCCCACTGAATATCCTGATCTAAGAGATTATGACGAGATTGCAATTGACTTAGAAACACGTGACCCTGATTTAAAATCAAAAGGTTCTGGTGCAGTTACCGGTAATGGTGAAGTAGTTGGTATTGCTGTTGCTACATATAATGACAAATGGTATTTTCCAATTGCTCATGGTGAAGCTCCTAACATGGACAGAAAGAAAACTTTAGAATGGTTTAAAGATATTTGTGAATGTCCAGCCACAAAAATATTTCATAACGCAATGTATGATGTATGTTGGATACGTAATTTAGGTATAAAAATCAGTGGTTTAATCGTAGATACTATGATTGCCTGCTCTGTTTTAGATGAAAATAGATTTGCATATACACTTAATGCTTTGTCATGGTTTTACTTAGGTGAAGGTAAAAATGAAAGAGCTTTGAATGAAGCTGCAAAGTCAAGAGGACTTGATCCAAAAGCTGACATGTGGAGATTACCTGCAAGTGAGGTAGGAGCTTATGCTGAGAAAGATGCTGAGTTAACTTTTAAACTTTGGCAGCACATGAAAAAATTATTAATAGAAGAGGACTGTCAACAGATATTTAATTTAGAGACTGATCTTTTTCCTTGTCTAGTTGATATGCGTCACCTAGGGGTGCGGGTAGACGTGACAAAAGCCAATCAATTAAAAAAAGAATTAACCAGAAAAGAAGAACGATTAATACACCAGATAAAAATAGACACAGGAATAGAAACTCAAATATGGGCAGCAAGAAGTATTCAAAAAGTTTTTGAAAAATTAAATTTACCTTTTGACAAAACTGAAAAAACAGGTGCGCCTTCATTTACTAAAAATTTCCTTTCTATGCATCAACATCCTACAATTAAGATGATAGCAGAAGCTAGAAAAATAAACAAGGTCAATACAACTTTTATAGATACAATATTAAGACATGAACATAATGGTAGAATACATGCAGAAATAAATCAAATTAGATCTGATGATGGAGGTACAGTTACAGGTAGATTTAGTTA